CAGAATTCCTCTGAAGGGGGTGTATTGCGCTCCAACGAGCTCACCCACATCACCATGCCCCACGCCATGGTGCGGACCCGGGAGGCCTACAAGAAGTCCCGCATCAACGACCAGAACCAGAACAGGGCCGAAGAGTTGACCAAGAACAAAAGCGATCACGAAAAGCGCAGTTACGACTTACTCAGACAGGAGGGCCATGACCCCCAACACGCTTCCCAAGTCGCTAGAGCACTCGAGTCCCGTCGCGTCAGAGAGGCCGGGGGATAGAGGCTCAATCCATCATAAGGAGAGATCATGGCTAACACAGACAATCCTTCGGGATTCTCTTATTTTGGCCCGCTCCTGCGACAGCGGGAGTACCGAGTAGACGCAAGCAACACCCCTGCCTTGTTCATCGGTGACGTCATCGATGTCGAAAACGACGGTAACGCCAATGCGGCGGCGGCAAACAGTATCGTAAAAGTCGGCGCCGGCCTGACGTACCTGGCCGTCACCACCGCTTCGACGCGGGCGAATCCGTTTATGGTGTCCGATGACACGGGCCAGTTGTACACCGCCCAGGACGACGCCGCTACCACGTCGGCTCAGACCGATATCGGCAACTCCGTGGACCATGTTGCCGGAACGGGCTCGGCCGTGACCAGGCGTTCGGGCCACGAACTCGGACTGGGGTCCTTGAGCACTTCCGACGGAGGATTCGTTCTGTTGGAACTGGTGCGCCGAGTTGACAATGCTTTTGGAGCCAACGCCGATTTCGTCTGCCAGATGAATATGGGCGAAGGACTTCTTCTCGTGGCTGGGGGAATCTAACTCATGGCCGGAATCGAAAACACAGCCAACTGGGAGAACGCCACGCAGCTACGTGGCATCGACACCATCATCTTCCACAAGTGGAACGAACGGCCGCGGGTAGGACGCGGCATCTTCAACGTCAAGACCTCCGACCAGTACCGCGAGCACAGCCTCACGGCCGGCGGGGTCAATCTGATGCAGCAGGTGGCGGAAGGCGAGGCGGTGACCTACCTCAGCGGCAACGAGGGGTTCCTCCAGACCTATACGCACCTGGACTATGCCAACGGCTTCCGGGTCACGCGGCGCATGTATCGGGACGATCTCTACGGGCTCATGGAGCAGTGGGCGCAGGAACTGTCCTATTCGGCCGACGCGACCGAGGAGACCCTCCTGGCCAACATTTTCAACAACGGCTTCGACGGAACCAATTTCGCCAACGGCGGCGACGGTCTGGAGTTGTTCTCCTCGGCTCATGTCCGTGAAGACGGCACCACCTTCGCCAACGAGCTCTCCAGTGCGGCCTCCCTTTCCCAGACCAGCCTCGAGCAGGCGCACATCGACTTCTCCGACTTCCGTAACGGCGGCGGTCGAAGGCTGGCGATGGAGGTGGAGGACCTGCTGGTGCCGAAGGAACTGCGCTTCGTGGCCGATCGGCTCATCTACTCGAGCCACCAGCCGGACGACGACACCAACGCCGTCAACCCGATGCACGAGTCGACGGGGGTCACGGTGTGGAACTATCTCACCGACACCAACGCCTGGTTCCTATTGGGCAAAAAGGACGACCACGACCTCACCCTGTTTGTGAGGGAAGAGCCCTGGTCGGACTACGAGAAGGACTTCGACACGGCCGACACCAAGGTCAAGTTGGCCTTTGCCGAGTCGAGTGGTTGGAACGATCCCAAGGCGGTCTTCGGAACCGCAGGAGCGTAGCAGACAACGCAAGCCCGCCCGACCAGGAGGTGTTGGGTCAATGGTAGCACGGATGCGCCGTTAAGGGTGGAGAGAGTAGCCGGGGGGCAGATCGCCCCTCGGCCGAATCTCCAGCGGAACAGAAAGAAGACCAATGGCCAATCTCGTTTTCAATCCGACCGGCGGCTACTGGGTAAACACCGAGAAGCCTAACGGCCGGGTCTATTTCGTTGGAGGTGGAACGCCTTCCGCCTCTGGACAGACAGGCAGTGGTATCGCCGCTTCCGACACGTATACCGGAACAACCCCACAAAAGCCCAAGTCCACCGTCGCTGGAGCGATTTCCAGTACGGTTTCGGGACGAGGGGACACCGTCGCAGTGCTGCCGGGATCGAAGACCGTCACGGCGGCCATCGCGATCACTCAGGATGACCTGACCCTGTGTTCGGCCACTCCTGTGGGTCCTCAAGGGTACGGACCGGCGATCGTCACGGCAGCGGCCACCTACGACCTCAACCTCATCACCATCGATGCCAACAACGTCACCATCGACGGGCTGGTATTCGAGGCGGGTTTTACCACGGTCACCGCCGACCAGGAAGTCATCCAAGTCAACAGTGCCAGTTCCGCCACGGACTATCGCGGCGTGATCATCGAGAACTGCTACTTCGACATGACACGGGCGGCGGGAGCCTCCTCGCTTACCGACACCGACCTAGATGTTATCCGACTGGGCTTCGACTCGTCCGATGCGGCTATTGCCTCCACGGTTCGCGGTTGCACGATCATGGGCTACAATCAGGACGCCATCTCGATCACCGCGGGTAGTATCAACTGCGTGATCGAGAACAACCGAATCGTGCCCGAGTATACGGTTGGCCGCACGGGCGTATCGATTCTGGCCGTTGGAGCGCTGGTGAGAAACAACTGGATCGCCGCCGACATCTCCGCTTCTACCACGGGTCCCATTGTCATCGGGGTAGCGGCTGCACGGGCGATTGTCACCGATAATCATCTGGTGGCCGAGGGAGCCAACACTATTGGCATTCATTACGTCAATACAGCGACTGGTGCCACGGCACGCAACTACATCCATGCAGGTGGGGCTGGCAACTTGGTCGACTACGCAACCTCCGCAACGGTAGGTTCCAGCAATATTGATTGGGGCAACGTCGAAAACACCAATCCTGCCGCGCCCTCCTTGATTACGGCGACGGTGGACGGAACGTAAGCAGTACCTGGTAAGACTCCGGGCAGTTGCCTGAACGAAATTCGTTCGGACGCCGACTGTAGGAGGAGGGGAGTAGCGGAGGGGCCAGTCCCCTCCGCCGAACCCTCATTACAAGGAGAGAACCATGCCCACCTTCAGGAATTTTCCCTACCACATCAACGCTGTAGGCGGTATTACCGGCATGAACAACGTCGGCGGTGCCACCTACTACGTCGGAGCCTCCGGGTATCTGGCGGCCCTTGGGGGCATTGCCCCCTCCGATTCCAACAAGGGCACCTCCCCCCAGTCTCCCTTCGCTACCATTCAGAAGGGCCTCGATTCCTGCACCGCAGGGAGAGGGGATATCGTCGCCGTGCTGCCGGGATCCTACACTATCACCGCAGCCCTGACGATGACCAAGGACGATGTCTCACTGATCAGTGCCCTTCCGGTTGGGCCCAGGGAGTATCCTCCAGTGACCATCGTCTGTGCCACGGATGTAAGCGAAGTCGAGGTCAACGCCAACAACATCACCATCGCAGGGATTCGTTTCGACGACAACGTAACGGCGGCCACAGCCTCTACAGCTGTTATCGACGTCAACACAGCCAGTACGGCTACGGACTACAGCGGCTTCAAGGCCATCAACTGCTGGCTGGACATGGCCGGCATGACGGACTCCGACAAGGACGGCATCACCCTCGGCACAGACGCCGACGATGGTGCGCTTTCATCCCTCGTCGAGGGCTGCACGATCATCGAAGCGGGGCGAGACGGAATCGTGGTCAATGTCGGTTCCGAGTTCACCGAGATCCGCAACTGCAAGATCTACGATGCCACCGACACCACCGACAATGGCATTGAGGTTTTGGCAACGTCCGTAACCGTTGACAACTGCGACATCCTCGTTTCGGGCACCGCGTGCGTCCACAACGGCGTAGCAGCCGCCCGACTGGTGGTGGACGATTGCCGCCTCCATGCGTGGGGTGCCAATACCATCGGCATCCTGGCTATCAATACGGCTACGCAGCGGACATCGGGCAACTGGGTTACGGCCACTGCGGCCGGGAACCTGATCGACTACACCACCGACAACACAACG